AACTGAATCGGTTCAGGGCAGTTGAAGAATCCTGTCAGTTCTAATGGGTCATCATCCTCTCTTAAGAAATCATCCTTGTATTGAGAGCTGATATATTTGATTTTCCTATCTGATTTATCCCAAATCTGGAAAATTCTGGCTGTTTTGCGATAGCCCTGATCCTTTTTTTCTTCCTTTTTATAATCATCTTCGTTATCTTGCTCTTCACCCTCGACAAACGTCAATTTATTGGCTTTTTTACCAAATAACCGTCTAGCCTCTTCACGATCTAAGTATTCTTCATAGGCTATCCAGGGGACTTTTGACCATTTATGAGCAAATCCGAATAGTACCCGATCCCATTTTCTTGAATCCGTGCAAACTGTCTCCCAGTCGTCATCAGATTCATATTTGATGCTGGTAACACCGCGGCCGGGCAGAAGGCCATCAAGTGTTGCATTTGACATAGATTTGTCGAATTTGTCGTAATCATCGACATCTGTATCGATCAAATACTCTAAGATGCGTTGTGCAGCTTCTGCAACAGCTTTCCCCATGGGGTCTTCATCTTTGAATCGCCTCTTTACTAAGGGCCGTGGAACCTCTGAGAATAGGGCCGGCAGGAGTGTCTCTGTGTTGGAATAGAGGATATTGAACGGTGTTTTTTTCTCATTGGAGTAGATTTCACGAATCTCTCTGCCATCTTCGCGGAAATCCTTCTCGCGCTTTTTGGCGTCGTTGATTTCTTCCAGCCATTGAGAAACCGTTAAGGCCGCCATTTATTCGGGCCTTTATATAAAAACGGGATAATTCTGGGCATAGGTATATTTATGAAAAATTTGTTTTTGAATAGTCCAAAGTCCATCCTGATTGAATCATCAATGATCTCATGGTAAACATGGATATGGATAAAATTATTATCTAGATATCTCAACGAGCCTCTTGTGCTCATATTATCACCCCTCAGTAACCGTTAGATCAGTCATACAAATCCAGCCCTTTCATTGCGTTTTTTCCTAAAGTGCTCTTTTCTTATCTCGCCAAATTTGATATTTGTCACATTCCCAGCGAACAGCTTTTCTTGATCAGTGAGTTCCGGATAAGCAATTTTTGATTGCTGCCAGGTCAAACTAAGGTATCTGAAAGCATCTGATGCATGAGAATGTTCGTCATGGACAGGCGTGAGCGAGAAGACCTTTTTCACCTCATCATAGGTCCGTTTATAGTTCTTCAGGTGTTCAAATCCCTTCTCTACGCTTCTGTCGAAATCACATAGCGGAAATGTCTTTCTAGCCGCCTGTATGCCGTCTTCTCTACCAATGTTTGGCACTAGAACGAAATCACCTACGTTCTGATCGATGAATTGCTGGAGTATTGTCTTACCGCCCATCCCTAATTTGAGGGGCTTTGCATCATGTGGTAGCCAGTGAAGGCCATAATCATATGCTTTCTCCCTCAAAACGTCGCAATAATCCTCGATCTCCTTAAAACTGTCCTCATGATAGTCGATTATCCTGATTCTTCCCTCGACCATCTGATAGAACCAGATCGAAGTCATATCGCTCCGACCGATATCCCATACAGTGAAGACTGGGCGATGTCCAACAGCTGGGAAATCGCCTAATCGTCCGTCAAAGGATACTTTCGTTGTCTGAGCACCCCAAATTGCTCCAGGGATTGCTGCTTCGAAGCTTACATAGTACTCCTGCAGCCAGATTGCCTTGCCATATTCGTCCCCATGCTCACTTTGAAGCTCTTCTAGTTCGTTTAAGAGCTGTTCGTGCGTGAAAACACCGGTTTTATCGACTGTTAGTCGCTCAGAAAACCAGTCTGGAGACCTTTCGGCAAGGCCCATCAGGTTTTTGAAGTGATTCTTACCCCTTGGTGTTGAATTGAATATTGCCCAACCGCCGTTTTCAAGCAAAATCGGCCTTAAAAAGCCCCATGAACTGGGATTAGAGAGTGCATATTCAGAAAATGTCAGACCTACCGGTGGAGAGCCTACAAGAGCGTCGTAATTATCACTACCCATCAATTGCCATGTTGATCCATTCTTAAAAACCAGCTTCATTTCCTGCTGGAGTGTGTTTTCTCTTATTTCGTGCGGGAAGACTTCATCTATTCGTTTCTTGCCTGTATGCGGATTGACAGCATCCCAGATTGCCTTTCGGCACTGGTTATATTCGGGCAAAAGATACCAATAGTTTCCTACTCGCTCGAACACTGAGCAGGCATTGTGATGCAACATGGTGTCATCTTTGCCGGATCTGCGATGCCAGCAACAGGCTGCTCTTTTCCCTCCTTGCGCTAAATAATTCCACAATGACACCTGATAATGACGCGGCTGCCAATTATTGGGGAGAGATATATTCAAAACATCCAGCCTGGATAAATTGGTTTATCACCGCCTATCCATTTTGGCTTCATCCATTGCATACCATTTTCAATCTCAGTAACTGCCGGCGTTCCGTTAGGAAAGAAATGATATAGCATCCCATAAAAGTCCTGTGCTTCATTCGCAGATCCTTCGAACCCACCGACAATTGGGGCCCCAATCTCTCCACACACCGTCAGATCAATTAACTGCTGCGTGCAAGTAAGTTGGTCACCATACCCTGAATGCCCTGCACGAAGTAGATTGCTTTTGTCGTTTTGATTTCGCCAGGCATCAGCCAAGATGCCCCCATTGGCAGTAGCTACATTAACCGATCCGAGAAGCCTCCCATCAGCATAATGTTCCATGATATCGCCACGTTTTACCGCAGCAAACATATAATCCTCGCCGATAGTACGAATGGAATACTCCTTCGCCCATTGCGTTGATACTGATTGCAACCACACATCACCGGATGATGATGTATCCTGAAACACTGCGTAATATGGCTGCACTTTCATCTGGCCGATTGATGTGTTTCCAACATATAGCGCGACACATCCGTTTGCATCACCTGTGCCTAGCGATCTCCCACACACAAGGATCATATAATCTTGTGAAGCCGGATCTGGCCAGCTACCAACAGCAAGCAATGAAGTAGGATTGACGAGTATCCGCATCATAACGCCGTCTGTTTCACCACCTTCTACAGATACGTTTGCGGTCGAATTGTTTATGGTAGAAGTTCCGCCAACAACATCTGTAACCACAGTTGCAGGATGCGCCTCTTCCATCGCAAAAAAGGTTTTCGTATTCGTGCTTTGAGTTGATTCACGATCAAAGATCTGGGCATTATTTTGCTTGGAAATAGCCGCAAGCATTTTATGCGTTGAAATCACGTCAGGCCTTTCCAGTTCGGCCAGATACGTTTTTGCCTACCAGCTGCCGCTGCGTCTCGTGCGTCAGCGTTCATCCACGCAATTGCTGAGTCGATATCGCTTGGAATTGTATCGAAGGCAAAGAGGCAAACAAGATAAACAGTAATATTGTTGCCCATTAGAAAACTGCCTACACCTTGTGATAGATCAATAGCATTGTCTGCGTTTGCAATAGGAAGGCCTTCCAGCTCGGTTAGTGCGGTTGCTGTTACGTGAGTGGCAATGAAGTCAGCTCCACCACCCAACACATCATTTCGGTCCGAGTAAATTACAGCGGTCTGTGTTGATGTTGTAAATACGCCAGTTGTAAATATATCGGTATTGTTATCAACGTCCTCTACTACATTTGCAGCGGCGGCGATATTGTTCATAGTTATTCTTGATTGGGCAGCATCACCAAACGTGAGAATCTGTGCGGCCCCCCAATCAGCCACCGCTAAGGCTACAAAGTCTTTTGTGATCGGGATGCTTGGTAGTGTTGGCGATCCCGGAAACAAAGAGCCCTGAGTCCCAGTTCCGCCAGCTCGCACCGCTGTACCATTTGCAATCGTGAGATAGCCCTCACCTGCAGTCGTCCAGCTGCCGATAACCCCTCCAGCGATATCAGTTAAGAGACTGGTGTCGGTATCGATTCCGGCTTGATCCTCTTCGTGGATGTCCCACATCGCCAGGCAAGATGGATAGTCTGTAACATCAAACGGCTCAGTTGCAGCTTCAGTATTTGCAATCGTTGTGATTACCTGGCTCATTAGGATGCCTCCACAAGTAAAGTTGAGCCATTATCAGCAGACTGAAGAATGTAGTACATATTCGATAATCCTGCAGTAAAAGAGAAGGTGGTTTTCCTTCCAGGTATCGGTTCTAGTGAAGCTGCACCCCCAGCATCGGTTGTCGTTGCTGTGACAATATACCTCTGTGAGTCTACAGCTGTTCCAGCCGCACCCTCTAACCAAACATCCGCTGTAGCTGCATCCGGGGCATCAAAACATACCCATAATTGACTTTCGCCGTTAGTAACATTCAATAACGAAATATCGAGGCTTGTTGGCCGTGACCCACTAGGCCAAGTAAATGACCCCGGAGTACCAGTACCCGGCACAGCTGGAAGATTGGCAGCAGCTTCACGGTTGAATGACTGCCCGCGCCCAGGATCGTAAACCGCATAACTATTGCCATTCTTATCAACTTTGCATACCGTCACCGGATTCTGTGTAGCCATATCTCTCTCCTAATTATCCAGCGCGTTCGTGTCACAGGGACCAGCAACAAGAGCGGCTGCCACCTCAACCCACTGAGCTGCAGCATTCCCAGCCTTAGTGGTCCGACACCACATTGCTCGTCCAGCATAAGGAGAAACCTCACCTACAACATAGAATGCATCATACGTCGCATCTATCGGGATCTGCTGGTTTACCTTGATAACCCGCATTGTGTTTGCAGCATCAGCCGCAGCCTGCAAAGCAGCTCCAGTAATGGCCATTATCTACTCCTAAAAAAAGGGGCCGAAGCCCCTTGAGTTAAATCCCTGAATGGGAACCTATATCTTCCATTTATAGTCCACGCTAATTGGATCGGCAGGACTTTCTCCAAAATGCCTCATCTTCTTTTTATTTCTGAACGGGAACCACGATAGAAAGCCCCACAATAATGCACCTATCCAATAGGGAAGACCTTCAATAAAATCTTGCCCCTCTGTCAAGTCATACGTATAGATACGGCCAGAGACAACGCACAATAAGGCAAGAAGTACGAACAGTATACGCATTCCCTTAAGTAAACTTTTCTTGATCCCCTCACGACACATCTCACGTGCCTTGGCCTGACTCATACCTAATCGCTGCGCCAATTTCTTGTCATTGGCCGCCTGACAGAATAATCTGTGCTGTTTAGGCGTCCAGGGCATTACTCACCCATATCACGCAAATAATTACCTGTCTTGTACTTCAACTTTTTGATCAAGCTCTTCTTTACCGATGCACGATCTTGCTCAACCTGCGCTGGACTTTTAGGACGAGCGCCACCAGAATAATCACCAGCCTCCATCTTCCTCACGCCCTCACTCTTCGGACTAGGGCGACCAGTCGGACTCGGTACAGATTTAGGCTTCTTCATCCCATATGCTGTCTTACTCATATCTCATATCCTCAATATCCAACTGAAAACGACGAGTATAAGGATTGTGGTTATCCCACTCGTCATATCTTTGACGCTCTTCAAAGTCCCGCCGGTCTTCACGACGCTGCTCATCAACCCGGTACCAACCCCTAGTCTCAGGATATGGATTAGATAAATCATAACCCTCAAATTGGTCATAAGCACAGACCGATGAACTTCCAAATACAGGAATGGCGAGGAATAACAAAAGGAATAGAAACGGTCCCCAGTAAGAATCCTCAAATAGCAAA